AGATTGACTTAACAACAGTCGTTCCATCAGTATTAACGACTGCTGGTGCATTTGCTGGCGACTTTCAATGGGGTCCAGCCAATCACATTATGCTGATAGACAGCGAAACAACTTTAGTAAACACATTCGGACCACCAGATGCAAACTCTGCAACTGCTTTCTTTACTGCCGCTAACTTCTTAGCATACGGTAATAATCTAAATGTGGTTCGTGCAGTTAACGCAAGTGGTACTAATCAAAGTAACAATGCATTGACACTAACAGGTTCCGGTGGCATTCAGATTGCAAACGAAGATGCATATCTAACAAATTATATCAATGGCTCAGCAAATACTTATGGTGCTTTTGCCGCAAGATATGCAGGCACATTAGGTAACTCAATTCAAGTTTCTGTTTGCGATTCATCATCAAATAATTCAAACTTTAACAGCTGGCAATACAAATCATTGTTCACATCCGCACCAGGAACTTCAGCATTTGCTTCTCAAGTTAATGCATCAAATGACGAGATTCATATTGTCGTTTCTGACGTTGGTGGTTTAATTACCGGTAATGCTGGACAAGTTTTAGAGACATTTGGTTTTGTTTCTAAAGGCTTCGATGCTACAATAAACGGTAATTCAAATTATTGGAAACAAGTAATTTTCAATAATTCTAAGTATATCTACGCAATGGACCCACCAGAGTATTCTGCTACTCATGCAACATGGGGTTCAACAACAGCAAATACATCATTCGTACAGCTATCAACAGTTGAAAATGCGTTTTTATCTGGCGGTTCAAATCCAAAACCAGCAGACTCTGCATTAGAAACTGCTTTTGGTTTGTTTGCAAATAAAGAACACATCGACATTTCTCTAGTTTTAACTGGTGATGCTGATTCAACTGTTCAGAATTACATCTATAGCAATATTATTTCTACAAGACAAGATTGCGTAGGTTTCTTCTCACCACCTTCTGCAAACGTTGTTCAGAATTATGGTAATGAAGCATCTTCAGTTGTAAACTATTTCCAAAACGTATTGAATATTAGTTCATCTTATATTGTTGCCGATTCTAATTGGAAATATCAATTTGACAAGTACAACAATGTATATCGTTGGATTCCATTGAACGGTGATATTGCCGGTCTTTGTGTAAACACAGATGCAGTTGCAGACCCATGGTTCTCACCAGCTGGTTTCAATCGTGGTAATATCAAGAACGCTATTAAACTAGCATGGAATCCTACAAAGCCATCAAGAGATGTTTTGTATGCCGCTGGTATTAACCCAATCGTTTCATTCCCCGGACAAGGTATTGTTCTATACGGTGACAAGACTCTACAATCTAAACCTTCTGCATTTGACAGAATCAACGTTCGTAGATTGTTCTTAGTTCTTGAGAAAGCAATTTCTACAGCCGCTCAATACTCATTGTTCGAATTTAATGACTCGTTCACTCAAGCACAATTTGTTAACTTAGTGACACCATTCTTACGTGACGTTCAAGGTCGCCGTGGTATTACAAACTTCTACGTACAATGTGATTCAACTAATAACACACCTCAAGTTATTAATGCAAATCAGTTTGTTGGTAGCATTTATGTTGTACCGAATCGTTCTACGAATTTCATTCAGTTGAACTTTGTTGCTGTAGATACAGGTGTTGACTTCTCAACAGTTGTTGGCTCAGTATAAATAACAAGTAGGAGAACACAATGACATTCAACGTATCAGAATTTAGAGCACAATTGACAGGGGACGGTGCACGTCCTAATCTGTTCAATGTGACTCTAACATTACCAGCAATTGTAAACAATGCCACAAACGCTGGAAAGAAACTCCAGTTCATGGCTAAAGCCGCACAATTGCCTGGTTCAACAGTTAACAACGTACCGCTTCACTACTTTGGTCGTGAAATTAAGTTTGCTGGTAACAGAACATTCGCAGACTGGACATTAACAATCATCAACGATGAAGATTTCGTTATTCGTTCAGCTATGGAGAACTGGCTAAATAATATCAATAGTCATGCTGGCAACTTACGTGCCGCTAACGCTGTAGGACCTGCAAGCTATACATCAGATGCAACTGTAACTCAATACGGTAAATCTGGTGATAGTATTCAAGCATATGACTTTGTTGGTATGTTCCCAGTTGATGTTTCAACTATCGACTTAAATTGGGATACAACTGACTCAATTGAAGAGTACACGGTAACGTTTGCTTATCAATACTGGACAAATACTGCAAGTACAGACGTTTAATTATTCGATGGAGACCTTTCGGGGTCTCCTTATGTTTTTGTGAAATGATAAAAAGGCAATATGAACCCATTAAATAAATTTTCGCTGTTTGGCTTTACGATATCTCGTGATAAAGATATTGAAAGTCAACAAACTCAACCATCATTCTCACCACCGAGCAATGATGATGGAGCGTTAACGATAACATCTGCCGCATATTACGGCACGTATGTTGATTTAGATGGTACAGCAAAGAATGAAGTAGAGTTGATTTCTCGTTATCGTGAAATGGCGATGCAACCTGAAATCGAGTCTGCCATTGACGATATTGTAAATGAAGCTATTTGCCAAGATGATAATGGTAACAGCATTAAGATTGTTCTCGATGATGTTGATGCACCAGATAAAATTAAAAAAGCAATTTACTCAGAATTCGATACAATTTTGAGAATGTTAAATTACCGAAATATGTCTCACGACATTTTCAGAAGATATTACGTTGACGGTAGACTTTTCTACCACGTAATTATCGATAGAGAAAACCCAACTGCTGGTATTAAAGAACTCAGATATATTGATCCACGTAAACTTAAAAAGGTTCGTGAGATTAAAAAGACTAAAGATGAGCGTACCGGTGTTGACATTATGAACGTAGTCAACGAATACTACATTTGGAACGACAAGGTCACTACAGGATCGTCTTCCAGCTTCGGACCAGTAGGTGTACGCATAACCACAGACTCTGTGCTCTCCATCGTTTCTGGCTTGATGGATTCACGCCGTGCCGTTGTTTTATCATACTTGCACAAAGCAATTAAACCGCTCAATCAATTACGTATGATTGAAGATGCTACAGTTATTTACCGAATCTCTAGAGCACCAGAAAGACGTATATTCTACATTGACGTTGGTAACTTACCTAAACTAAAAGCTGAACAATACTTACGTGACATCATGGTAAAGTACAAGAACAAACTTGTATATGATGCAAACACTGGTGAAGTTCGAGATGACCGTAAATTCTTATCTATGATGGAAGACTTCTGGTTACCACGTAGAGAAGGTGGTAAAGGTACAGAGATTACCACATTACCTGGTGGACAAAATTTAGGTGAACTCGAAGACGTTAAGTACTTTGAAAAGAAGCTATATAAAGCGTTGTGTGTACCAATTTCACGTTTGAATCCTGAGACTTCAGGTTTCTCACTAGGTCGTACAAATGAGATTACAAGAGATGAATTAAAGTTTGCAAAGTTTGTTGACCGTATGCGTCAAAAGTTTGCCGAAGTCTTTGACCAAGCATTGAGAGTTCAATGTGTACTCAAAGGTATTTGTAATGAAAATGAGTGGAAGATTTTTAAAGAAAACATTCACTACGATTTTATTACCGATAACAACTTCTCAGAACTAAAAGATGCTGAGTTAATGAAAGAAAGATTGTCATTGTTACAAGAAGTAGACCCATATACCGGTAGATATTTCTCACAAGCGTGGATTCAGAAGAATGTTCTACGCATGGATAACAGTGAAATCAAGGTTATGCAAAATGAAATTGAGAAAGAAAAAGAAGCCGGACTTGGTTTACCAGTTTCTGTTACGAATGATGTTGCCGCTCAAGCAATGTTAAGTACAGTACCGGAACAACCAATTCACCCAACAGATATTGAGCATCAACAAGATATGGCTAAAAAAGATTTCGATAACAAGATTGCTTTAGCTAAGATGAAACCGAAGCCAAAACCAACGGCTAAAAAAGAAGAAGTTGAAGAACCCAATACATTTAAACGATTAAAAAGAATTTTATAGGAGATATTAAATGTCTAACAGTAGAGCAGTTATAGATTACACCTTTGATGACGATTCTCTTGGAGTAAGAGATGCGTTATATTCAGCAATTCAAGACCGTGTAATGGCGCATATTGAAGCAAAGAAAGCAGAAATAGCGGCAAACTTTATTACACCACATCAAGAAGAAACAGAAGTTGAGGTTGATGAAGAACAAGAATATTATGAAAATATTCCTGAAGGTATTGAAGTATTAGTACCAAAACAATCTATTACTGAAGCAAAAGATAAAAAATCAAAAGAAGAGCACCCATGGAGAATGGACAAAGACCGTGAAGGTACTGGTTACCACGAAATCAATTCTGTGCGTCCTAAGACAGCATTAGTAAATGGTGTTCCTAAGAGCCTAGGTCTTGAGCATGATGGTGTTCACAGTCACGCTTTTGACAATCAACATGAAGCAGAAAAAGCGGCATTTGATTTAGCAAGCCGTGGTCATATGTGTACTCATCACTGCCCACAGGGTTACGCTAAAGCGGTTATTCAACCTACACACGGTTTTGCATTATAATGAAATCGATTAGAGAGTTTATTGATATTAAATCATCCGAAGCGGAAACGCTTTCGGAGGACTCTCTATTGGAAGCCCCACAGGGTAAAGAAGTTTCACCAACAAAGACTGATTTACCTTCGCTTTTGACGTTACAAAGAAAATCAATTCGCCGTTTACCTAATGGTGAAAAGGTTGCTTTGTACTATGCCAATAAGATTAATAAATATGTAACAATACCGTATTCAGATGTTCATTCTGAAGAATATGAAAAAAGTAACAATTTAGAATATCTTCAAGACATAGTAGAAAGCAACAGAGCAAATGCAATCATCTTTGAAGATGGTAAAACAATGATGGTGAATATTGCTACGGCAAAGAAAGTATTAAAATTACACGAGTCTTTAGATGCTAATAATCGTTTAAAGATTTATAGAATGGTTGATGAGAGCAAAGAGCAATTTAAAAAAGTTGTTGGTTTTGCATTTACACATATAAAATAAGGCAAAAAAATGGCAATTTCAAATACAATTCAAATTATCAAGGATACTGTTACACATACAACTATCAAGTTGACAGGGTTATTTGATGGTTCAGCACAAGAAAATAACCTAGTTAAAATTCAAGCAAATACGTTGTATGGTGCTTTGAATACAACTGGTGGTCAATTATCTGTAAGCGGTACTGCATTACCATATTACGATTTACAAATCAATCGTTGCTGGTATGATGTTAGCGGTAACGGTTCAGCAGAACTTGTATGGTCTTCTGATACACCTCAACCAATTTTTTGCATGACAAGCACAGGTGAATATGATGGTATGGGAAATTGGGTAACAATTCCTAATAACTCAAGAGGTCAAGCAAACTCAAACGGTAACATTGGTCTTGTTACATATGGCATGAGTGCAAATCAGGGTTATACTATTATCCTAGAACTACGTAAGAACAATCAAATGTATCAACGTGGTCAGTTTGACGATCCAGCTTCTTTCAACTATGGAGTGTATAAGACAACACCATGAAATTAATTAAAGAAATTACAGAATCGGTAAATTATATTACCGAAGAAAAGGACGGAAAAAAGACTCTCTTTATTGAGGGTCCTTTTCTAGTTACCGAAAGAGAAAACAAAAATAAACGTCTGTATGAACACGGTACGATGCTTAAAGAAGTTAAGCGTTATACTGAAGAATATATCAATAAGAACCGTGCATACGGTGAATTAGGTCATCCAGACACACCTTCTATCAATCTTGACCGTGTATCACACATCATTACTTCTCTTAAAGAAGACGGTCATCAGTTTGTAGGAAGAGCAAAGATACTTGATACCCCAATGGGACAGATTGCCAGAAACCTTATCGAAGGTGGTGGTCAACTAGGAGTCTCATCTAGAGGTATGGGTTCATTGAAGAATGTTAATGGAGTCAACATTGTTCAAGACGATTTTTATCTAGCCACAGCGGCAGATATTGTAGCCGATCCATCAGCACCAGGTGCATTTGTACAAGGTATCATGGAAGGTAAAGAGTGGATGTTAGTGGATGGTGTATGGACAGAACGTCAATTAGAAGAATCTAAGAAGATGATTCGTCAAGCTACACCTAGAGAGATTGAAGCTGTCAGCTTGCAAATCTTTGAAAACTTCATCAAAAAATTATAAAATATAAATATACCAATACGAATCATAGGAGATTTACAAAATGGGAAAATTCAATCTGTCAGATGCCGCTAAAGCTATTTTGAACGAAGGATCAAAAGAGGCTTTTGATGGTAACATCAAGCAAAAAATGGGTCAAAGAGGATCTGATAAACACCCTAAAGGTGAAGTCGGTCAAGACAAATTACCATCAACAACAGCATATGGCACACAAGATGCCGGTATCATCGGAACAAGCCCAACTAAAGATGACGAAGGCGCTTTGCCAGATTATCTAAAAGGTACACCAACAGCAACTCCACCAGGAGCAACTCCACCAGTTGGTTCAGAAAAGAACGACCAACACTTAGGTACAGTTGGTTACAGCACATACAAAGGTCAACCACAACAAACTATGGGTCGTAAAGATGTTATGCATCCAGACCAAATGAACGGTGACCAATACGAAAAAATTCGTGACCGTGTTAAGACAGCATTACCAAAACAAACATTCAAGCCAAATCCAGGTGCTACATTCCAGAACTATGGTGAAAGCATTGATATGTCTGATGACGTAAATGCATTGCTAGAAGGCGAGTCATTGTCTGAAGAATTCAAATTAAAAGCTACTACAATTTTTGAAGCCGCTGTATCTTCACGTATCGAACAAATCATCGAACACGTTGAAGCAGAGTTGGTAGAGCAATACGAAGCTGGTATTGAGCAAATCAAAGAAGAACTAGCAGACAAATTAGACGAATATATTGACTATTTTGCAGAACAATACATGAAACAAAACGAATTGGCAATTGTTTCCGGTCTACGTGCAGAGATTGCCGAAGACTTTATGACAAGCCTACGTAATGTATTCATGGAACACAATATTGACATTCCGGAAGAGCAAGTTCAAGTTGTTGAAGAGTTAACAACAAGAGTTGAAGAACTTGAAGAAGCATTGGATGAACAAGTCAAAACCGCAGTTGCTTTAAAGAGAGCATTAAGCGAGCAAGTAAAATTAGAGGCTATCCACACAGCTTGTGAAGGCCTAACTCAGACTCAAGAAGAAAAATTAAAATCACTCGCAGAGGGTGTTGAATTTACTTCTGAAGAAGAATTTTCAGAAAAACTAAACGTATTGAAAGAATCTTATTTCAAAGCAGACGTTAAAGTTGCCGAAACTTCTATGCTGAATGAAGGTATTGAAATTGAAGAAGAAAAGAAACAATCAGTTTCTGATGACGCATCAATTAATCAATATGTCAAAACTATTTCACAAACTTTGGTAAAATAATAAATAAACTACCAATACAAGATACTAACAAGGAGAACAACTAATGTATCTATCCGAAGAACTACAAAAGAAATGGCAACCAGTTCTGGAGCACCCAGAATTAGAAGCAATTAAAGATCCATACAAGAGAGCAGTTACATCTGTTATTCTTGAGAATCAACATCAAGCAATGCAGAAAGACCGTCAGTCTTTGAACGAAACTTCAGACTACGGACCAACAAACGTTACTGGTGGTGTACAGAACTTTGACCCAATCTTAATCAGCTTGGTTCGCCGTTCACTACCAAACTTGATTGCGTATGATGTTGCTGGTGTTCAGCCAATGACAGGTCCAACAGGTTTGATTTTTGCAATGCGTGCACGTTATGCACCAAATGCAACAGGTCCAACACAAGGTGGTGCAGAGGCATTCTACAACGAAGCTAATACACAATTCTCTGGTAACAACTCTGCTTTCGGTCCTTATAACGAGTACGGATTCTCTGGTAACACAGGTTCTGATACTTCTACGAACTATTGGTCTGGCGCTAACGTTGCTGGTTCTAATAACTTCACAACTGGTATCGGTATGCAAACAGCTATTGCTGAAGCATTAGGTTCAGATGTAGGTAATGCATTCCAGCAAATGGCATTCTCTATCGAGAAAGTTACTGTTACAGCACAATCAAGAGCATTGAAAGCTGAATACTCATTAGAACTAGCACAAGACTTGAAAGCAATTCACGGACTTGATGCAGAAACAGAATTGTCAAACATTCTGTCTACAGAGATTCTAGCTGAGATTAACCGTGAAGTTATCCGTACAATCTATTTGTCTGCTGTTCAAGGTGCACAATACGGTACAGTAAGTAAAGGTTATTTTGACTTAGATACAGACTCTAACGGTCGTTGGTCAGTTGAGCGTTTCAAAGGCTTGATTTTCCAAGTTGAACGTGATGCTAACGTTATCGCAAAGCAAACTCGTCGTGGTAAAGGTAACGTGATGATTGTATCATCTGACGTTGCTTCCGCTATGGCAATGGCTGGTGTATTATCTTATACTCCTGCTCTACAAGCAGACTTGCAAGTTGACGATACTGGTAACACATTCGCTGGATTGTTACACGGTCGTATCAAAGTGTACATCGACCCATACTTTGGCGGTTACCAACAAAATATCGAATTGGCAACAATCGGTTACAAAGGTACATCACCATATGATGCAGGTATTTTCTACTGCCCATACGTTCCTCTACAAATGGTTCGTGCAGTTGACCAGTTCACATTCCAACCAAAGATTGGATTCAAGACTCGTTACGGCATGGTAGCAAACCCATTTGCACAAGGTTATACAGCACAACCAGCTACTGGTGGTGGTGTAATTCAACCAGGTACAAACGTATACTACCGTATCTTCGGTGTTAAGAACTTGATGTAATCAAGAAGCCACCGTCAAGAGTGGCATTTAAAAGGGATCTTCGGATCCCTTTTTTTGGCTTATAAATACCTATATGACAGCATTAAACAGAAACCCAACCAATACGAATCTACTTCAACCTACGAAGTTTTTATTGAACTTTAGTAAGATTGATTCTGTACAATACTTTTGCCAAGCAGTAAATCTACCTGGTATTACATTGTCAGGTCCCGCTAAACAGTCTACACCGTTTCTTTCAATACCGAAAGCAGGTGATACATTGTCATACAATGCATTAAGCGTAACGTTTACCGTTGATGAAGATTTAAAAACAATTCAAGCAATACAAAATTGGCTTAAAGGTATTGCAGACCCATCAGGATTTGCCAATAGAAATTCAAATTACAAAGAAAATTATTCTGATGCTATTCTTACCATTCTTACCGGTTTGAACAATACCAATTTAAGAATACAATTTATTAATTTGTTTCCAACCGATATCTCAGATATCAATTTTGATACCAAAGAATCGGCAGATAACATCATTGTCGCAACGGCAAACTTTAGATACGAATACTATAACATATTGACATCTTAACCGTTTTATGATATACTGAAATTTTGTAATTGGATTTTGATATGGAAAAACTTGATAATATTTTGAAGATGTGGGAAAATGACTCAGCAGTCGATAAGACAGAGCCTAGTTCTGAACTTACCAGAGTGCCACAGCTTCATAGCAAATACCTAAATATACTAACATCACACAAGATAGCCGCAAAAAAGGCTTTCTTTGACCTTCAGCGTATGAAGAAGGTAAAGTGGGAATACTATACCGGAAAGATGGACAAAGTAACATTAGACCAGTATGGATGGGAACCATTCGAGTTTACACTTAAGTCTGAGATAGGGACTTATATGGAAGCGGATGAAGATATGATTAGACTTAACGAGAAAAAAGTATACCATGATGAAGTGGTGTCCGTAGTTGAGTATATTATGAATGAATTGAAGTCTAGGACGTTTCAACTTAGAGACATTATATCGTGGGAGAAATTTATTGGAGGACAATGAGTGACTTAGTAATTTATAAAAAGAATGAAGCATATCTTCAAATCAAATGTGAGCAACATATTGCCAAAGAAATATCTGAGTATTTTACTTTCTTTGTACCTGGTCACAAGTTTACTCCTGCCTTTAGAAATAAAATATGGGACGGTAAGATACGTCTTTTCGATTTAAGAAATAATTCTCTATATCTTGGTTTACTAGATTACGTTAAAGAATTCTGTGAGTCTAGAGAATACACAATAGAATATGCCGAACCATCAGTAAACGTAGAAGATGAGTTCAGTAGATATCATGCAGAGAAGTTTGTAGATACTTTAAAGCTACAATCTCAAAGTAAAGATATTTTAACGCACGACCATCAACTGGATGCGTTTATAAACGTAATGCAGAAGCGTAGAGCACTTTTATTGTCTCCTACAGCATCAGGTAAGTCTTTAATCATTTATCTCTTTATACGTCAGTTCCTTGAGTTCCAAGGACTCAAAGGACTTATTCTAGTACCGACAACATCTCTGGTAGAACAGTTACATTCAGACTTTGAAGATTATTCAACAGAGAATGGATTTAACACAGAAAAAAACACTCAGAAAATTTATTCCGGACAAGAAAAGAACTACAATAAACCAATAACAATATCTACCTGGCAATCAATGCAACGTATGCCGAATGAATTCTTTCACCAATTTGATTTTGTAATTGGTGACGAAGCACACCTTTTTAAAGCAAAAGAACTTAGCAGAATCTTAGCGGCATGTATTAATACAAAATATAGGATAGGATTGACAGGAACCTTGGATGGTACCAAAACTCACAAACTGGTATTAGAAGGATTGTTTGGTTCTGTTAAGAAAGTTATTTCAACAAAAGAACTTATTGATAAAGGTATACTATCCGGTTTTGAAGTTAAATGTTTAGTGTTGAAACACTCTTCAGAGATTTGTGAAGAGATGAAAGATGCAACATATCAAGAAGAATTACAGTATCTTATATTGAATGAACAACGAAATAAATTCATTAAAAATCTTGCGGTAAGCATGAAGACCAACACGTTGGTTCTCTATCAAATGGTTGACAAACACGGCAAAATACTGTATAATATGATTAAGAATACAGAGAAGATTGGAGATAGAAAAGTCTTCTTTGTTTCAGGCGGAACGGAAACAAATGAACGTGAAGAGATTCGTAAAATTGTAGAGAAGGAAAATGATGCTATTATTGTGGCTAGTTTTGGGACTTTTAGTACTGGAATTAATATTCGCAATTTACATAATATTATATTCGCATCTCCTTCAAAGTCACGAGTTAGGAATCTTCAGTCTATTGGACGAGGTCTTCGGAAATCGGATGGAAAAGAAATAGCAACTCTTTATGATATTGCTGATGACCTTAGACATAAAAAACATACTAATCATACCTTAAATCATTTCATGGAACGGGTTGATATATATAATGAAGAGAAGTTTCCTTTTAAAATCTACAATATAGGACTTAAAAATGGATAATAGCAACGTAAAGATAGTCAGACTAAAAAGTGGTGAGGACATTCTTTGCAATCTTCTTATTAATGAGGATAAGGTTCTTGTCAATTTGATGGAGCCTATGGTAATAGAATATGAAACTTTCGGTGATACTCAACATTTGATGATTGCTAATTGGCTTCCAGTTTCTCTGGTTAAAGAGAATAAATCGGTAATACCGGTAACTGAAGTTCTTTGTGTTATGAATCCTACTGATGAAC